TTTTATAGTCCTCGTAGGTTTGCGACCAGCCAATTGACCAATCGTATTCAAGCGGTTTTTCGGCTTGTTCTAACAAAATTTTGTGCATATAGGCGTTTTCAAACATACTTTCTTTTAGCTTCGCCGCGGCGTTCCACACCTCTTTAAATTTGTCAAAATCCAACGGTTGTGCTGTGTTGTCGGCACAAATCAAGGTGAAAATACGTGGTTCACCGTCAGCTTCTTGTGTGCCGTTTAAGTCAAAATCGGCTTTGATTTCCACCAGTGTTGCACGCCCTTTTTCATCTGTGTCCACCCATTTGCCAATCTCGGGTACATATACACCACCGTTTACGCACTCATCGCGTTTGGTGTTGATTTTGGTGCGAATTTCGGCTCGTTGTTGGGTTAAGAGCGCGTTCAGTTTTTCCTTGTCTTTTATCCATCCTTTTCCACTCCAACGACAGGGGATGTTAAGCGGTTTTTTATCGGTTAAATTGCCAGGAATTTCACCAATCTCATTAATCACAACTCCTTCGCCGGTTTGGATGTTGTAATAGACTTCACCGCGAAAATCCCGTTCATATTGCCAGTTTTCACCGTCAAAACGGGGGATAAAGTGCTGTCTATTTTCGGGGCGTTTTTCCGTACAATTTGCTGGCATTAAGTAAACGCCTTCTTCATTCTCAAGTGGAGATAAATCCGCTTGCGTTTCCCCTAAGTAAATGCCGTTTTCATCATATTGATAAACTGTTTTTTGTTGTGGATATGTCATAACCTATCACCTAATATTTGATACAAGCTAATAATGCGATATTGCGTGGACGATTTTCATTCGCGGTGGGAACTGACCGAGCGGCATCTATGGTCACTGTCGTCGTATTACTACTACCGCTCAATCTGCTGATTGAATCCCAAGCACTACCTGGGGTCGATTTAATTATGCCGTTAGTTCGCACGACAACCGTACCATGTGGAGAGCCGTTTGCGTTGTACACCCCGCGTATGTCAAAACTACCAGTAATATTACGCATCGCATCCCCTTGTTGACTGCCTAACGTTCGACTTATATCAATAGCTCTACCTTCATCCAAGCCTCGAATGAATTCTCCTCGCAAGTCAGGCAAATTAAACGTTGTGCGCTCATCACCCGCCCCGAATGTTGTGCCTATCACGGCAAATAAGGCGGCATAAGTTGTACGTGATACGGCTGCACCGTTGGCTTTTAACCAACCAGTTGGTGCTTTTGCACTCGCAAAATACGCAACTAAACCCGCAGGACAGGCATCTTCTAACAATGCAATCGTACCGCCTTTTTTGCGCAAATAAACCGTATTAATATTAGTGCCGTTTGCCTCTCGGTAAATGATATTAAGCATACTTTCGGCCGTATGAGGATTTCCCTCAAGTCTGACATAACGATCCGATGAATTTTTTAGATTTACTCCCGTCCAATCCGAACCATCCAAAATCATCCCTGGTGCGACAATTGTTTTATTCAAGCAAACAGAATTTGCAAGCAATTCGAGTGCGGTGTTATCTGTATAGTTGACTAAGACAATATCGTTACTCGTACTATTTCGTAGCCCGACAGCGTATTTGTTCTCTCCGCTTCTTTTCCCTTTAAGCAATGCATCAGCAGTATCAATGACTAAATTACCTGTCATCGTATCACCCGTTTTGGATACACGATTATTGGCATTATTATTCGCACCATCTGCCGCATTTTTGGCTTCAACGCCTTTGTCATAGGCTGTTTTAACGGCCGCACTTGTCGCGACATTGTCACTACTGTTGCTGTCTGTGGCGTCTGATTTTTTGCTGTTGGGGATATAGTTCCCTAGATTGCGAGTAAGTGCCTCAATCAGAGCTTTTAGCGTCTTCCCCGCTTTGGCGGTTAGCCCTAATTTTTCACTGTCACTATTTAGTTCATTAGTGAGTTGGACGATACCGGCTTCGGTTAAACTAGCTTTTGTTATTTCGTGGGTGTGGCCATGTTCATCTATAAAATTAACTGTTTCGGCATTAAGTTTTTTAGGATTCCCATAACTTTTTGTTAGTTTTAAAATAGCATCTCGTAATGCATTTTTATTTTCTTCTGTCGGCTCAATCTCCGCTTGTTTTAAAACCTTCTCAATCTGATTAAATAACCATTGGTCTTTTTTGTCGTTCATTTGCTGAACATAGTTAAAATCTTGCACCGTTGGCGTGTCATCGCCTAAATGCGCCCAACCTGCTTCATAGTTGGTTTGTGAAAAATCGGTGGTATCGCCATTTTTCGCCCAAACAATTGTTTTAAATAAATCCAGTAATTTCATTGCTTGTCCTTATTCGTCAATCAGTTCAACAGACACTTTTACCCCAGCCGCTGCGGGTATCCACGGCTTGGGATCTTGCTCTATTGCATCTATTTTATTTTTGCGATTACGTGTAATTTTGATATGAATTTCTGCATCCATCTTTTCTTGCACTAACACCTTGCTAGCCAGAAATAAGGCTTGGCACGCCTTAATCACATCTTCCACTGTGCCGTGTGAATGGTTGGCGATAATTTTCCATTTGATCAGTCGCCGATAGGCTTCATCAGGCATATAGCTCACGGCTTTGGTATGCGTTTGTATGGCGAGATCACGAATTGGGGCTTGGCTAAAGGCTTTGGCTTTGCTTTGCCCTGTAAAGCCAAAATACCAATCACCATTCATCTTAGTAAAAGGTCTCGTCATTCCTACAATATCGCCTACCCCGTCTAATTGTCGCCCGATTGCGGTATCAATATGCCGTTCAAGGAGCATTTGTTTTAAACTGTGTTGCAAATCGGCGTGAGGGGAAAGTAACAGTGAGATTAGGGCGTTTAAATTGGGTGAATAGCGAAATTGAGAAAGCTGTCGTTCTAAGCCTAATTGCACAAAATCCGCCTCAAGTGCGGTCAAAATTTTTGTCATTTTCCCTCCTAGCTGATAACGATGATAGCAGGATCAAACACTGCTTCTTCATCAGGTGCAATGACAATATTCTGTTCTTGATAAACGGGTTCGGGATCGGTGATTTGATTGGTTTTCCCCATTTGCACGGTAACTTTTCCAACCCCTGACACAGCAATGCAGGCTGCGATGAGGCGTTGATGGATCACATCAGAGCCTACCCCTAACTGTTTGCCATAATCTAAAATATTGTTCATTACGTTTACGATATAGCCCGCTTTTGCCATTTCCCCTTCATCAACAAAGGTTTCAATGATAATTTTCAACCAAATATAGCGTTTGATCGGGCGACTAAATTTGATCAAGTGCGGTTGGTTTTGGCTGTCTTTTACGCTGATCGAGGTTCGCCCGTGTGTACCGATGCCGATGGGTTTATATTTCAACAAGGCTTTTGCAATGTCTTGATCTAACCCGCCTTTTATCACAACGTAAATACTGCGTTTTGGTATGCCATTCACTGTTTGATCCGTATCATTTTCATAAACGCGTAAGGCGTTCACCCCCACAACATTCCGCAAGTTGGCATACAGTGAGTCCACCGTTGCCGCACCGTTTTGCCATACGCCAAGGTGATAGCGTTGATAGAGTTCGGTATCGCTTTCTTCAAAGCGCCCCGCCGCCCCCTCAACCAGATTATTCACTTCAACCACGCCATCTAGCATTGTGATAAGCTCGCTCATCTGCCCGATCTCTGCTTTATCTTCACTAGGCTCTTCGGTGCTTAGTTCAAGACACAATCCAAGCCGTGATAGGGTTAAATTCGAGCTGACAGAAATAGAAAAGTGCGGCGTAGATTGAGCGGTAATTTCAATAATTACGTTATCATTCTGGACATCAACGAAATCAATTCCTTTTAACTGAGCACTCAATCCCTGGATAACGCTGGCAACTGAAGAACGCACTGCTTGAAAACGATAGATTTCTCCATTAATTACAGCGGAAAACACTTCTCCAGACCCAATCCTTTTGGTATTTAATTCAATTCTGGCATAGGTAGCCTTATTAGCATCAATGCTCGCATCTTCATCTGTATAATAAACCGTTTGGCTTGCCACATTGCGAACCGCTGTGTAAGCAGGAATAGGCACATCAGCTTGCCCGAAAAAGATAACTGGGACAGTCGAGCGCTCAGCTTGCAAACGTTTCACTCCTGTAAAGGATACCGCTCTATCTAAATTCGCCCCCGTTGCGCTCATTGGGTACATCGCTCCATAAACCCCCTCAACCAATTCCCATAAAGTGGCAAATCGCTCAGACTCAATATTTAGTATCATCCCGAGCACGGTTTCAGGCGTTAAATCAATTTCAGAGCCAAAGGCCTTTCTTGCTTGCTCATAAAGTTCTTGTAGCTGCTCTGGCATTCGTTTTCGTACAAAGCCACTGCGTGTTAATCCATAATTAGCCATTTCTTTTCACCTTTACTTCGTCTTGAATTATTCCCTCACTAGCTCGAGCAGAAAATTGCACGCCTAGTGTTCTCTCTTTCCGATTAAAATTCATCTCAAGTCGCTCAACTGCTTGCACACCTGATACTTGCATTATTTTTTTGCGAAAAATCGCCTGAATACGAGAGCTATCGGGATTTTTCACCAAAATTTCATCAAAATAAGGCAAGCCTATTGTGGTATCTAAAAACCATTCCCCTAAAAACGTTAAAAGCACAACTTTAATTTGTTGTGCTTTCTGATTTACGCCATTTACTAAGACGAGCTTGTTATCTTTTATCAGCAAATCGTGTTGACTATTTAATTTTAGGTCGATCATTTTGCCACTCCCGTTGTGCCGCCACTATCGCCTGTATGCGTATGCCCTTGTAGCGAAATATCGCCTGCTTGAACATCGTCCGTGGCTTTTATCGTACCGCTAATTGAAACATCGCCGCCATCACCTTTTGTTGAGATACCTCCGTTTACAACCACATTGCCGTTAAAGGTGCTGGTGGGGGAAGTTACCGTGAAATTTTGTGTGGTTACCGCCACATCAGGCGAATTAATCACAATATTCCCACTTGGTTCAATTTTAATCGTGCCTGAGCCGTACTGAATACAAAGATTAACGGGATCAGCGGCAGGAGATCGGCTATTGCCTCCCATTACACAAAACGCATCAGACAGATCGAACATTCTCGGATCGTCTGGTGCATCCTTGCTTCCATTTAACCAGTTTTCCAGCGACCGATGGGCAAAAATCAATAAGCAGCCATCACCGCTTTTTACTGGTAACGTAATTTGGGCCAACGCACCATTAATGTCAGCGGTTGGAAATATAACTGGCACATTCACAATTTGCGGTGCATTTAATTGATCACCGTTTGCCAAACGTTTAGCAATTGAAGGTTGAACAGTTGCACGAACACTATTTGCATCATAAGCAATTACTTTGCCAGGCAGTGCTACATTAATATCCGAAAGTGCGGTAGAAATTTCGTCCATTTTTATGTTCCTTTCTTCTTGCGTTTTTTGCGATGCTTATTTTTAGCTTTCATCTGCTCTTTTGTTGGCGCGTTAAGATCGACCAAATGCAATTCCGATTGCCAATCCCCTGAATAACTATCGCCCGAATGCTTGATTTTTTCTACCCGAAACCAGTTGGTGATGGTTTGGCTTTCCAGTTTGATTTTGTCGCAAGGATTAACCATTGGCAGTAGCAAACTTTTTACATTCCAGCCATCACGAGCTTGACGATCAAAAGCGAATTTTTCTTCTTGCTTTTTATTCGGTGTATCTTGCTTTTTACTGCGTGCTGCTTCGCGTGTGCGTTCAGGAAAGCCGATAAGTCCGCTGTCTTTCGCCAACACATAGCCCACTCGCTTCGTTACGCCTTTGCGATTGACAATTTGCAATTCGCCATTTTGGATAGACCATTCAAGCCCTGTGCCTGCAACCACTTTATCTAAGGCTGTACGAGCTGCCCCATAAAAACTAAAGCCATTCGCCCAAAGGCGAGATTTCAAACTATCTGCCGCCACAAGCGGCACACCCATTTTAGCGGCAATATCATTGACAATTTGTGTCGAACTCACCCCGCCTTGATAGCCGAGCGATACCGCGGTATCACGAATTTCTATCAGCCCATCAAGTACATAAAGTTCCGTTACCCAATCGGCGTTATCGTGATAAGAATACGCCGTGGCAATATCCCCCGAACATAACAAAATATTGCCCTCTTGCTCATAGCCTGCATATAACACGCAACGCATATCGGGTTGCTCCACTGCTTGCCTTGTGGTTGGGGCTAAATTGTAAATTTTGATCGTATTTTCATTGGGTTTATTTTCGCTGTCTTTTTCAATGTCAAAGGCAATCCGCATTGGCGGTTCAATCACAATCCCCTCTTTCTGACCTTTCTTTCCGATCACTAATTTATAACTACGCAAAAAACGGTAACTCATCGTCCACCTCAATATAAATCAGCGTTGCTTGCCCAGAAACAAAATCTTCACGCCCGATAATCTGTTGATTATCCTCACGCACAACAATTAGCTCCCCCAGTGGCAATGCCTCACGGCGAATAGGCTCAATCAATGGTCGGTTAGGTAACAGCACAATGTTTGAAGCTAGCTCATCGTTATAAGCGTTTTCAATGGCTAGCGTCCAAAAGCTAAGCGTGTCGTTCCAAGAAAAATGTAAGAAAAAGACCTCATCATCGAAATTCACTTCGGTGATAAAGTCGTTTTTATTAGCGAGTTTAATAGTAAACATTACACCCCCTTACCTGTTTTTTGAGAAAGTATTGTTTTTCTCGCCTGTCCGTCCGTTGGTTTGCCCGTTGCTGCTTTACCCGCATTTGCTTTTGTTTGTCCTGCTTTACCTTTCGTGGAGGCATTAACCTTTTCGGGAGGCATTTCTTCGGTTCGAAGAGTAACTTTATTGATTTTGCGAAACTCAGCCGTAATATTTAACCGTTCGCCATCATCGCTATTGCGTTCAATCTCAAGGCTTTCAATAGCAAAATCCTCATACACATCAAGCCCTGTAACAATGGTAATCAGCTCACGATTAGCGTGTAATTCTCGTAGTGTTTCTTTTGCACTAATGAGCTTGTATTTACCCAAGCCAACATTAAATAATGTTCCCGCCCCAGTGATTACACCACTTAAACTCAAGCGCTCACTTTCTTGGGTAATGTGATCGGAAATTACTGTGCCGTCTTCAACGGGATATTCCGTGATTTGACTACTTAATGAAGTCGTTTCCGTTAAAAGGGCATCAAGCTCTAACACGCCAATCGTTGTACGTTTGCCCACAAGGGCGGAAAATAAAAGGTTTACTATGCTCATAATAATTGACAACTCAAGATAATAAGTTATAATTTATACATAAGCTATAACTTATGGTGTAAATAATGGCTGTAAATCATCAGTGGAATATTCTTTTTACAGATTGTTTTTCAAAGTGGCTTGATCAACAGGATATTCCAACAAAGAAAAGTGTTGCTGCTGCACTCAATCTATTAAAAATAACTGGTCCTGAACTATCTCGTCCCTATGCGGACACGATTAAAGGATCACAATATCCCAATATGAAAGAGTTACGCATACAACATCAAGGCAAACCTTTAAGGGCGTTTTTTGCATTTGATCCATTACGTCAAGCCATCGTGCTATGTGCCGGTGATAAAAGTAACGATAAACAGTTTTACAAACGAATGATTGCATTGGCAGATACTGAATTCGCTGCTTATTTAGCAAACTTGGAGAAATAATATGAAAACATTTGATCAATTCTTAGATGAATTTTCCCCCGAAGATCGCAAAGACATAGAAAGAATGACTGATGAGCTGCTATTGGAATCAGGTCTTTCACTTATTCGCCAAGAAATGGAAATTTCACAAAAACAACTTGCAGACGCACTAGGTATTTCACAACCTGCTGTCGCTCAAATTGAACAACGAGGAAATGACTTACGCCTTTCTACACTCAAGCGTTATGTTGAAACAATGGGCGGAAAGCTCAGCCTTGCGATTGATATGCCAATGGGAGAAACTCGAATCTTCAAAATTTGATTTCTCACTAAAACTGCGGTCAAAACTGACCGCACTTTTATCCCGCATATTCAATTGAACCCACACCAAAAGGGGCAGGGCGGTTCTGTTTGAGCTTGCCTGATACCGCATTGGCGACCCCTGCTGGGTTGGTTGCCCCTTGAATATTGAAGTTATTCGTTTGCGTAACGGTAGATTGCATATTCCCACCATATTTTGTATAGCTTGGTAATGTGCTAGTTGGCTGTACATATTGGCTTGTTGGCGTAACCATCGCCGCCCCTGTTACATTCACCTCAGCTTTAGCTCCGTTTGAAAACAAATCTTTGATCCAACTTGGTATCAGGCTTTCAAACCAGCCCACCACCGTATCAATGGATTTTTGCCACGCATTTTTGAAGGTGTTCGTTACCTCATTCCATTTATTGGTCGCGGTAGTTTTTACTCCCTCCCAAATCTCACTGGCTTTGTTTTTGATACCTTCCCACATTTCATCGGCGGAGGTGGTTATCGCAGCCCAAATCTCGCTGGCCTTGGTTGATATCGCGTCCCAAACTGCAAGTGCGATCCGTTTGACATCGTCCCAATAGATAATAAGTAACGCGATTAAACCAATAATCACGGTGATCGCTAGTAAAATCGGGTTACTCGCAACCGCCATTAGCATTGCTCTGGCAAAAGTAAAAATCCCTTTCACCATTGTGGCAATCAACCCACCAAAAATACGCCCAAATTTGACCGCACTTTTGCCCATTAATAGAAACGCTTGTCCTATTTTTAAAGCAATGAGGCGACTAAATTTAACCGCAATATTGACTATCGCTGAAAGGATTTTCCCTACTTTTGCTATTCCAACGCAAACCTTACCAAACCCCGTTAATAAGGCAAAAAAGCCATTCGTCATTACCCATTGAAATGCCTTAAACATCATAATCCCAGAGCGAGAAAAGAGCTTAAAGCGTTTTTGTAGCCAAATAAACGGTGTTGCAATGCCTTTTATCGTTTTAAGAAACGGGTTGGCGACAAACATCACGCCTTTAAATCCGCCTTTGATCAGCTTAAATAGCCAAGTAACAGGCGTGAAAAGCGACCAGATTATAGAGGCAACACCACCAAACACCATTAAGGCAATTGAATAAAGCGGTAAAAATTTCAGACTTAGCCCATCAATGAGTTTTCCTGCATTGCTGAAAGCTCCCGAAAAATCACCATTCACTAACGCCCGAATAATCCGCACTACTGATCCTACGGTTTTGATAAGATTTTTCAGCCCGTCAATCACATAGTTCATTACACTAGTAGCGAAGCCTTGCCAGTTTGACAGATCAAGATCAATATTCGCCAGTTTTGCGATGTCGCGAAGCAAGCCTTTAATATTTAGCCATACGCCATTGGCGAGTTTTCCTACTGCTTGGAATTTATCCGCCCATTGGTCGAACCTACCAATCAATGCCCCTGTAAGAGAAATATCTCCTTGTGTCCAGCCGTAAATATCTTCTAGCACCAAGCCTACCGCAGTTAATGCGGCTGCCATTGCTAAAAAGGGGGCAGCAGCACGGGTTGCGTTAATAATAATTTGCTTTAAGCTGAGTTTAGTGGCATTCAGCATTGGGAGCAGTTTCGCCCCAATTGCGGAGGTGGCTAAAATCCCAACTAAGCGAATATTTTTTGTGACCCATTCCGCCGCATTATAAAAGGTTTCCCCTAGCTTTGAGGCTTTGTTTACAACACGATCAATAAGCTGTCCTGCTTTATTCCTGAGTAGCGTCATTCCTCGCCCAAAGGTTTTTGGCATTTGATCAAATTCTTTTTGAATTTTCTCCGCTTGCCGCAATAACCCTTGGGCCAGTTCTTTTGAGGTGAGTTTACCCTCCTTGCCTAAGTCTTTCAGTTGCCCAATTGGCACACCGAAGCTGTCTGCAATAGCATTAGCTAAACGGGGAGCTTGCTCAATAATGGAATTAAGCTCATCACCTCGCAACGCACCTGAGCCTAACGCTTGCCCTAACTGCATTAATGCCGCTTGCTGGGCCGCAGGATCGCCGCCGCCAATCGTCATTGTTTGCCCGATGATTTCTGTTAAATTTAACGTATCATCAAGGCTTAAGCCTAAATCACCGGCATTGCGATTAACTTTAGAAAACAGATCCGCACTCGCTAAATAATCTTGCCCTGAGCGTTGCGAAATGGCAAAAATCTCATCAAGAGCGTGCTTGTGTTCCTGCGCGGACTTTGTCGCGAGTTTGACTCGGCTATCTACCGCCGCCCAATCATCGGCAATTTTAATTACATTACCGCCCGCCACCATTGCAAAATAACCACCAATCATATTCCGCAAGGAAAGCATATGGTTTTTGGCTTGATTGATCCCCTCCCCAATAGCTTGACTTTCTTGGGCTGCCCCTCGCAATGCGTTGCGTAACTTGCCGCGAATTTGCCCCGCAGCGGTCTGGGTTTGGGTGATATAACCTTTGAGCTTAGAATTATCTACCTTGTACTTTAAGACGGTTACCAGCTCACGAATAACATTCATCGGTGTTTCTCCATTTGTTTTGCTTCCATTGCCTCAACCGCATCAAGTAATCGGTTAATTTTCAACAGCTCGCCCATATCCGTCAGCCCTGCGGTGTTGAGTTCCGTCAAAGTTACTTTGCCCGCTAAAAAAGGACGCCAAGCGAGCATTTCACTTAACGCCTTCTCGCTATATTTGCCAACGCTTAGGCTTTCTTCGATCCCTCTTGCTCCGATCCAAGACGGGCAAGAAATTTCATAAAAAAAGACTCAAAATTCAGCCTTAAAATAAATATTACTAACTCAATAATTTCGGACATATCGTCAAACACGAGATCGAAATCGGTTTTCTGCAATTTTTTATCTGTGCCGTTGTTGAAATCATCACGTTGTACCGTAACCAGTTCAGGCTTCACCAACATATCGACGAGTTTAACCAGTTCCGCCCCGCTGAGTTGTTGGCTTAATTGCTGTAACCCCTCAGCAAATTCCACCGCACTTTTTTTCGCAAGCTCTGTGAGCTGACTGGCATTCGCTTTTTCGGGAGTATCTACACCAAACATTCCGAACATTTTTGCGAGCGAGGGAGCAAGGGTTTTCTGTAAATCGCCAAAAATGCGTAACTGATCCATCGCTGAAAACTTTTGCACGAAAAACGTGCTTTCGCCGATTTGAATTTCTTGTCGTGCCATTAGTCATTTCCTCCAACAAATAAAATGCCGTCTGAGGTTTCAATGACCCATTCACGGCTGCCAATTTCTTTACCAAAATCGAGTTTTGCGTATTTTGTGATCCACGCCGTACTTGCGGCGAATAAGGAACGTCCACGCAAATCTTTCACCGCAATGGGGAAAGTGGCATTTTTACTCACCTTATCCGCCGCATATAACGCACTTAACACGTCATTAGTGCTACTGGTTTGAAGTAACGTTAATGTAATTTTTTTACGCGGATCAGCACTGGTTGAGCGTGCCACTTCGCCATCTGCTCCTGCCACAGAGGTAACGCCCTCTGAGATTTCTTCAATATCGACAAACGTGCCATCGGCAAAGCCCGTGGCAATGGCTGCCCCAATGACAATACTTACTTCATCAGGGGCATAAGTTGCTAATGCCATAAAAATTCTCCTATAAAAAAGACCGCACTTTTGCGGTCTAGGGTTAATCAATTAAAGGCTATATGCCAAGTTACCTTTCAATTCGGCAATATGAATTGCTCCCGCAAGGCGAGCGGAAAATTTCACATCTTGCAAAATACGGCTTGCCTTGTTGTTATCGGAAATGTTCGCCGATCTTGGTAGGCTGATGACATAACTCGGAATTTCCTTGTTGTCGTCATCTAATTCAACGGGGGCAATCCCGCCACGACTGACACCTAAATCTAATGCTTTGCGAATGGCCGCACCGATTAGCTCAATCCCTTTATCGGTATAAGGCACTTTGCCGTAAGCGTTAATCAGTACGGAGGTAACGTTAATCTGCACCTCTTGCACGAGCCAATCACGGAAGCGGATCACATCAATCCATTCTCCCGCTGCCACTTTTCCGCCTTGGGTTACAGCAAAACTGCCGTTGAATTTTTCAAAGGTCGTGGCGTTTTTCTTCGCACAGGCGAGATATTCGCTCTCACTTAATGGCGAGAAAGACACCCCGGCGAGCTTTTTCAAATTCCACGTTTCCGCACCAGGGTAAAAGGTGAAAGCATAGCTCATCAAGCCAATTTCAGGGTATTCTTCCTCCGCTTTGTGCGAGTACATCACCGCACTACGGTAATATTGTTTGGCGTTTAATTTGCTCGCAATATCCGTTTTATCGGAAGCCTGAAGCATTTTCTCATTGGCACTTGCGGTAACAAATAATTTGCCGTTAGCTTCCGCAAAAGCGGCGGCTAATAAAACATCGGCTTCTTCGCGTGAAACTAACGCTAGCCCGTACCAATCATTATTTTCTTTGGCGACCGCACTTAATGCGTCTGTAATGGTTTCACTACTGAGCTTATTGCCGATAAAAACTTGGGCAACGTGAGAAGATTGGGAAAATGCCGTTGCTACCGCAATGTAGAGCGGATCAGTAGATCGTAGCCCAAGATCTAATAATTCATTGGGATCGGTTACCACTAAAAGCCGTGCTGAGCTTTTCAGGGTATGCTCACCTAAAATAAGCAAATCACTAAACGATTTGCCCGCAATCGCCGTGGTGTTTAAATCAATGGTAACATTTACCAAACGATCAATTTTTGCCATTATTCACTCCTATAAAGGTCGTTTGTGTTTGTTGAGCAAGATTGTGAGTAGCTTCAACCTGCTCAATAAAGGAAAGAATATCGGTGGTTTCAGCGACATAGCGGATTTCAATTTCCACCATTGCCCGATCTTGATATTCTTGCTGTTCGTCTAAATAAGCGAGGTGAGTAATGCGACCAATCCGCACCAGAGCCACGCCTTGATTAGCCCATTTCTCCCGAAAATGCACTGTGCTTAATTTCATACAAATTGCACGCAAGGCATTGAGGCTGTTTTCACCGAAATAATTCAGCTCTAACACCGCGTCAATATGGGTTTTAATGGCTTGCTCGCCCGCCTCATTTACCTTGCCATAATGAAAATGGTTGGGCGTTTGTTCAAATTTAAGCTCATAGGTAAAAAAGGGCTTTTCAGGCTCACACCCATTTTCATAAGCACGAATAAATGGTCGAGAGGAAAGCCCACAAAGTAAATCATAGAGTTTGTCTAACATTTATTTCACCCGTTGTGCTAAATAGCGATAATGTTCAATCACACCGTTATGATAGGAAGAGCGGGCCACCACTTCATAACGCCCGCCCTCAAACATCACCACCGTGCCATTCGCCTGATTTTCGCCCGCAACCTGCAAGGGAAAATCCGTGTAAATTTTCACCGCACTTGCAATATGCCGTCCCTGCATCATCGCCGATAAGCGATCCATTTCACGGGTATTTAACGGCTGAATTGAGGCGGTAAATTCTTGCTCCACCTCTTCACCGTTTACCCATTTACCTTTAATGTATTGTCCCTCTGTCCGCACCAATAGCTTGTAAGGCTTGCGAAAAGAAGATTGAAAAGGAAAAGATGACATTACACCTCCACTTGATAACGAATGGAATTAACGAGCTGCCCCGTATCAATCAACGGTTTTGAGCTTTTTTTACGTTTTATCGTGGCTTTTGCGTTAGGTTTCCAAGGATAATGTCGCAAGGTATATTTTTGTTTACCTTCATACCATTGCCCCAGTCCTGCCAGTTCTCGCCGAAGATCGCTTCCCTTTGTAACTCTGAGTACAATGCGTTGTAAATGTTGCTCAACTAAACCTTGATGATCAGCAAAGCACTGGCGGATAAACGGGCGTGAGGGAGTCTTCTCCGTGCCAAATTCGTTCCAAATGGCTATATCAACAACATCAGCTTCGCTTTCTTTATGTTGACCAGCATCAGATTGAATGCCAATTTTTACACTGGCATTGGCAAACTTTTGCATTAAGGTAAGCTCTTGTTCTAAGCCTTTGTTATTAATTTTGACTTCAACATCGCTCATTATTACCCACCGTGATTGCCCCTAAGCGTAAGCAAAGATCGTTGAGTGCGTTGAAATTGGCTAAAAAGCGCTGGGCATTGCTGCCGCTGTCGCCATTAGCAAAATATTCACGCTCTAAATCCCCCTCTCGCTCACGCTTTAGCCCTAAAGGGTTCGCCCTCGCCTCTACAGATTGTGCTAGCAAATAGGCGGCGTACCACGCCACCGCCTCATCTTGCTTGTCTTCCGTCAAGCATTGTGGGCGATAATTTTCTGCAAGCTCAAGTGCGGTATTAATTTCTTCCGTTTCCATTTTTTGAGATACGGGATAGAAAAAATGCAGTAACGCGGTAACGCCCATTGCCGACTCCTATTTTTTGCCTTTGTTTGATTTCTCGGACTTAGTCTCTGGCACTTCTGAGTTGCCTTCAGGTGCTTCTGAGTTGCCTTCAGGTGCTTCTGAGTTGCCTTCAGGTGCTTCTGAGTTGCCTTCAGGAACATCTAGGTTGGCATCAGTGTTGATTTGTATCAACGTCCCACGTTCAAGCAAAGAGGCTAACCCTACCGCATTCTCAGCCACTTCAATTTCCTGATTTGGGGCGATAAACACCCCATCAAGGCGGATTAAACGAGGTTCAATATTACGCACTAACATTAGGCAGTTACCTCCGCTTTAGTGGCTGAAAGTGGATAACGCAAGAACACACCGCCAATACGGGCAATACAGTTCACCACAAGCTCAAGATTGCGTTCTTGGGCTGGTAACTGGGTGAAATCTTGCGGGGTTTCAAGGCTCAAGTTATCCGCATTTTTCTCATAACAGATGGCAAGGTTTTTATTGCCTGAACCCGCTTTTTCTAGCTCCCATAAGCCCTGAATCACAAGATTTGGGTGTTTGCGCTTGAAGAAAGTTAGAACATCAACCTTGTCAGCGGTGTCCATATATTTGCTGGATAAGGTTTGGTAATCACTCAATGCCAACAATAAATGGGTGGGCTGATGTACGCCTTTTGATTGCAAAATCACCGTGTCGTGCAGATTATCTAAATCCGCTAAAACTGCGTCCGCTTTCGCCGCTTTCCAACCGCCTGTAATCGTGGTTTCACCTAAATTCGGGTGATTAATAAAGCCGTTTAAGCCAAATTCTTTATCGCCCAACAAGGCAATTTCATTCATTTTGATTTCAACCGCACGGCGTGCTGCTCGGGCTTTTGAAGCGGGTAAATCGGTTTGGTTAGCCGCCGCCGCTTTAAGCTCTTGAAGATTGTAACCATAAGATGCACCGATATTTTTCACCTTAATGGCACGTTCCTTCATTGCGACATCTGCACGTGGTAAGTCATCAGCATAGTTGGCAATCACTTTCGCCATTCCCACCGTATCAAAGGTGCGTTCAACAATGGTTTCTGCCCATTCAGGGGCTTCTGAGGACATCGGCACAAGGCTAAGCCCGTTCATCGCCGGGAGTTTTTCTTCATAAGTGCGGTTGCGAACCACTTCCAATTGACGGGCAGTAAATAACCCCGCATCTTGGTTAAAAACGCCCGCGGCATTTAAGCATTTATTGATTTCATTGAGTTCAAAGGCATCTTGATGAAAATCTGACATAATTTTTCCTTATAAAAAAGCCCCCTCAATATTGAGGAGGCGGATTGAACAGTGAAAAGGGAACTGGCTTGAGATTAAGCTAATTCCACTAAGGCGAGTTTGCCGTATTGACCGCAATCGACGACATCGGTTTTAAAGACAGCATTGGGCAACGCAGTCGTACTATTTGACCCTACTTCGCCCGTTGCAGGGTTAAACTTCACCGCACTGCCTGCCGTTACTGTTTTGCCGTTTTCAACCACACACCAAGCCGTGCCTTTTCGTAACACAGAAACCGCGTCAAATTGGGCATAGCCACCCACCACAGCGTGAGAATGTAACGCGATACCTACGGGCGTTGTGCCACCTAATTTTACCTGCGTATTTTTTGTCCCTTGGGTTAAAACGACACCAAAATTGACCGCACTTTCTGCGGCGAAAGTTTCCACTAAATCATAGCGGCTATCGCCTTTCATTCCTGCGAACGCAGGGCGTTGAAATGATTCGTACATTGCTGTTCTCCTTATTGATTGCGACTGGCAAGCATTGCCGCACGTCCTGTTAATTTTTCACCTTTTTGCCCGTCTTGGGTAAAGGTGTGTGTTACTTGGCTACGTTGCGAACCTAACGCGTCTTGGCGAGATTTTGCTTCAGCCATTGCCATATCAAAAGCTGCTTCAATATAGGCATCAGATTTTTGCGATAAATCCTCCCCATCTTGACGAATAGCCCCAATCACCGCTTCGCGTAAAGCACGATCTGAACTATCCGCTTTCACTTCAACCTTATGAGCTTTTGCAATGTTCTCTAACTCAACACGAGCTTTGGCAACATTTACCGCATCTTGTTTGAGCGTTTCCATCTCCTCTTCAAGGCTTTTTACTTTCGCCTCTAATGCATCGGCACGTGCGCTCTCTTTGTCTTTTTCCGCAACCGCATTAGTGACATCTTGTTTCAATTTATTAAATTCAACAATCACCTCAGGGGCGGCTTGATAAGTAATGCCGCTATCTAGGCGAATATCTGAAAGTTTTGTTTCACTCATTTGAGGTTCTCCATCTTCACGAAATTCTACGGCATCCGCCGCGTCCATATTGAGCTTTGCATCACCTGCACGCCCACGTTTTACGATAGCTAAATGATTCGGCTTAATATTGCGTTGAATCGCATCATAAGGCTCACCGTCCTCTGTAATGCCACTTTTATGCTCAAGCTCTACCGCATAGCCTACCGATAACTCTTTTTTGCCAAAATCCACGGCTTGGGTATTGTGGATCACCACCTCCGCCGTTAAATGTTTGCCATCTTGCTTGCCCTCAGATAACACTGACCCCACCACCAGATGGGCGTTATCTTTTGTAATCACCCCGTGATGATCATCGGTGATCGGAATGCCTTTATATAACCTTAAACTATCGGCATTAAAGACTTCCTCTGGCGGGCGATATTCCCGCCGTACCGTGCCATCAGGCAACTGATAAAGAAAAACCCCAGTCCTTGTTAGAACTGGGGTATCAAAAATAAACCCGTTATCATCTCGCCTTGCTTGTATTGCACGGCGATCGTATCGCATTACCATATTACCACCATCTAATTGCTCGAATAATGCTCGGCAACTTCCAAGTAAACGCAAACACAAATATTAAAAAGGCAACTGCTAAGGTTGCCTGCCATAATCCATATTGCATAATTAACTCCTTGAATAAAGGAATAATGTTGTTTATACTCTCTGTCAAATTTATGTCCTCTTAGGTCGATAAGTGGATATGAAAAAGCCCACGATACGCCAATATCGTGGGCTTGTTTTATTATCTAACGGCTGACTTTAAAAAATAATTCTATCTCCATCAATATTCATTACTTGAATAAATCTTGAATGTCCTGACGGGAAGTTATCAGGCACTTCAATTTTATTATGAATAAGGACTGCACGAATAGCATCGCAATTAGTTATATCATCCTTAGTGATTAAGGATGTATATATATATCCGTGTTCCATCCAAGAATAAGTAATTTTTTCCTTTTCTGCCTGCAAAAATAAATGCTTTAAAAATTCAATCGCTTTTTTGTCGCCAATTAATTTTTCTTCACATTCATCAACATCAAAATCAAGGTAAATAGGATTTTTTGATGGTAAAGGGATTTTTAAAAGGTGCATTATTTATACCTTGTTAATAGTGCTAAGCCTAGATGAAATAAATCCGGGTTTTTAGATACTAATTCCTGAAATTTATTTTTATCTCCGCCAAGCATTGCTTCAAATGTCATTGTTAGCATCTCTCTCGGTTTAGGATCATATTCATCACCATACATTTTCCCATAATATGGAGAAGGGAAATGATCTTTCTTAGTTATTTCTGTTTTCCCAAAACCTACATGAGGAAATAAGTCATCTAATTTTTCAATGACATCATTTTCAGTGCTTTTCTTCCAAAACTCAACAAAATAATTATCTAATTCAGGTAGAACTTGTTGCAACCGATGTCCATATTCATGAATATGGGTTGATAAACGATAAGCTTTATCGCGAGACTTATTTGTCGTAATTAATACATCATTGGCTTTAACCTGTCTAAACAGGTCTTTTGTCCGTAAAAGAGGATATGTCTTTTTTAACCATCTTAGATGTACATTTTTATCATATTCACTAGGTATCTTCTGACAAAATGAACGTGATGTAGTTTCTCTTACAAAGACTGTACCATATTCGTTAGCTTTTTCTATCCATTTTTTTGGATAACGTTTAACGGCTTCAGAAATTTCAGCGACTGCATTTTTTTCAAATCCAGTTACATTAATAATTCCGCCTAGTTCTACTCCCTCTTGTTTCATAATGTCCATTATGCCTAGGTGAGGAGAGTTTTCTGCAATAGCGTTATCAAGCAAAGTTTTGTATCTTAAATGAAGATTTCTACCAATATTAATTACTTTATTAATATCGGTTGGCAATGTTTCTTGATTAACTTCTAAATGATTTGAATGGTCAAATTCCCCTCCATTGATTACAATCACATTATTTTGACTAATCAACTCACCAAACTCTGGCAATACTGCCTCAGCACTACATCGGCATAAAATCGGTTGCCCAGGGTGTCCATCTTCAGGCGGATTGTCCCAACGAAATTCTTTCCCCTCACGCTCAACGTGCAATAAACGCTCGCGCTCATCTAAACTACCACGCCAAATATAGGATTTTACGCCGATATTTTCTTGTCGTAACTGGGTTAAGCGCCCATTCAGCTTACCGATTTGATCCCGTGCAATGATAGTCGCACGGCGTTTAGGCATATCAAGGAGTTTTTCTAAATCCGCCGCAAGGCTTTTATAGCTTTCCCCGCCTAGCACCGCTTCCGCCATTCGATAGCGGAGTTTTTCTTGCAACTGCGTTGGCAGGCTTTTAATTAGGTTAATATTTTGCCACTCAGCCTGTAATAACGGTTCATCAAGCCAAGGCTCAGTGAGAAAAATATCCACCTTGTAAGCAGATTTCAACACTTTATGAAACTGTTTTTTATTAAACTCTGCCGTTTGCGACAGGAATTGTCGCACAACAGGGCGAATGTCATTATCACGGGTGTAAAAGGTGGTTGCCTGTAACAATTCGGTTAGCCATTGCTCTAAAATCTCAATGCTGTCATCTTGGCGTAGCGTTTTCTTTAAGTGCGGTGTGATTTCAAGTAGTTTTTTTCTTGCCGTATCGCTAATTTGCTTGGCAATAGCTTGCAAATACTTCACATATTCCCGTTCAATCGCCTCAGGAAACAGCCACCGCTTTTGCTTTTTGGGCTTTTTGATAGTCGTTAATGTCATCTTCGCTTACCTCTGGCAAAGCCGCCGCTGCAATCCCCAATTCTTCTGCAATTTGTTGCCGCAATTCTTGCGTTGATAATGCCCCGCTATCCACCAAATCAATAAGTCGCCCTATTTCCGCTTTAGCGGCTTCGGCGTTGAGTTTTCGGGCTTCCGCTTGCTCTTTATCCGTTGGCGTATTGAGAGAAGGGAAGTGAATTTGCCAATTTTCAAATGGCTTAATATGTTTTTGCAACATCATCAATTCAATCAACCGCTCTAATACAGGTTTGATTTTGTGCTGTTGGATACCCTCGATTAGGTCATAATAGCTCTCAAAATCACTTTTTCCTGTGGCGTTCATTCCTTTTGCTGATTGCCCGAATAAAATTGCCACGGGAATATTCACATCTGCCGAGATGGCGATTTTGAACTCATCAAGCACATCAACGATGCCATTTAAATCAGCGTTTAAAATGGTGTAATCATCTTCAAAATCTACCGCCACCCCGTTTAGTAGATTGCGTCCTCGCTCAACGAGATTAATCCGCTCTCTAATCTGATCTTCTAAACCGTTACCGATGGCAATGGCAAGCCCTTTCATTTTATGCACGGCTTGCTGTTTACGCTCCAGAATTAATGATAACCAAGTGAGCGATGTTTGATAATCACGGATTTTGCGATAAGCCGTTCCCACTACAGAACGCCCAACCCAATATAACCCTTTTTTTAACCGTTCAGGCATTGGATCGCCGCCCATAAATAACAAGCGGCTTTCGTGAATTTCCACTTGACTTTCAAGCGAGCCATTCACTGCCCCAATATTGAGGCGATAGGTTTCAAACCGCCCATAATTGGTTCGGCGAGGATCTAAATAGCGTCTTGTTGTCGGTGAAATTTGACTTAAATCAAATACTCTCACTTCATCAATGCGATTGAGTTTATTGATGTTCAATGGCTCGCTGAGCTTCGCCCCGTCATCGGTTAAAAGCAACATCACCGAGCCACCGAATAGCCGCGACCAACGCACCATATCCGCCAAGGCAGGCAAAATTTTCAGGCGATCAAGTTCATTGAAAATCACGTTATCCTCATCACCTTCAATCTCAACAGAACGAGAAATCGCCGCATCGGCTGGCATATCTACCACCCGAGCCGCCAACCCACCTAGTTCATACAGGGTTAAATCCAAAAGTGCGGTGCTTTTTTGTGATGTTTTTTGAAAGTGGTTTAGCCCTAAGGCATCGGCATAGCCGTCTTGGTTAAATGGCATAATTAACTACCTAATCCAATAAATCGTGATAACACATCGTCTTTCGGGGCAAAGCACATCACCAAGGCATCCGCTTTATTTGGTGAGGGAATGCCCCGTTTTTTCATTTCTTTTTTGCTTTCGACTTTCACGCGCCCGTTATTGTCATAATCCACATAAGGGCGAGATAACTCCGCTTTTAAATAATCCAGATCGTGAATTTGTGATGAAAGGCTGATTAGCTCATCAACGGGATAGCTTTCCTGATACTTGATGGCTCGATAGGTTTTGTAAAAGCGATCTCGCAGCCGCCACCACGCTTGAGCCTTGATATTGGCGAACATATCTCGATTGGTTTTACCGAAAACATATTCTTCATCAGGTTCAAACACCGCCCCGCCTGCATTAAACCCATTAATCGCGAGCCTTTTATCTTTAATGCGGTTGTAATGGGCTTTCACTCCTGCCCCAACGCCAATGCTATCAAATACAATTTCATCAGCGTTAAACTCAATGGCATTAAGCCGTGTACGGTCGGCGCTAGCAATCACATCATCGCCTTTCCATTCATCAACCCGTAGCACCACTGATCCGTGCGAAAACGCATTGGCATTTGCATCAGCCCCTTCATCAGCCACATCAAAGCCGACAATTTTTCTGCCTTCAGGTTTAAACCCGAGTTGAATATGTGCATCAACGGCGGCATCAATCCATACGGGCTTAATGATCACTTTATCACTATCTGCAACGGGTTCCCCCTCCCAAATATGCCGATAAAGCTCATAATCTTTCGCCTTGCAATCTTCCATTTCTAATCGCAAGGTTTCGGGGAAAAATGGATTGTCTGTAAAATTAACTTTAATCAACACAATATCGCTTGGCGGCGAAACAACAAAGCGTTGATAGGTGTCATCAAGAATATTTTTCGGGTTAAATGAAACCCAGATTTCAGAATATTCTTTCCGAATAGTTGGGATTAAAATTTCCCAACTCTCTTTTGACACATTTTCGGCTTCTTCCACCCAGCAAATATCAATCCCCTCAAGGGATTTAATTTTAGTCGGGTTATTTTTAATGCCGTAAAACAAAAAAATCGCCCCAGTACGCAAGTGATAAATTTTGTTTTTCTGCACATCAAATTCTGCTTGATAGCCGTAACGCTCGATTGTGTCGGCGAGTAATTGAATAACGGAATCACTAATCGAATTTTGTAATTCCCTCGCACAAAGAAAACGGCTATTTGAACGGCGGGCAATTTCAATTAACAGCCTCGCTATCGTCCAAGACTTACCACTTCCCCGCCCACCATAAGCCACTTTGTAGCGATGAGGCTCAATAAAAGGTAAAAATTTACTAATCAGCTTCTGCGTCATCTGAAAATAAATCCCTTAATGAGCCTAATGCCATAGAGCCATCGCTTGAGGTTAAATCTACTTTTTGGCTGAACATTCCTAAATGCTTGCCAAGTAATTCAAGAGCCTTATTCACGGAAGAGGATTCATAAACAAATTGAGCAATATCATCACCAACAAGCTCGCCATTCTCAGATTTTCTGATTTCGGTTTTGATCACCGCCTTTTTACCAGATGCAATCTCGATGTTCTCTAATAGCATTAGAATAACATCATCTTGCGTTATTTGAACACGCTCAGAGCGTTTATTTTGGGCGGCTTCAATTGCTTGTTGAACTGTAGTTTTCTGTAGTAATTGATAACCTAATTCAGATGCTCTATTTTTACTATATCCCGCTCGAATAGCCGCTTGCGTAGCATTCAAATCAATTAAATACTCTTCTACAAATCGTTTTTGCTTATCAGTTAAACCACGACTATTCGTGGATTTAACCCCACTTTTTTTACTAGCCATGGTTAAAATCCTTAATATTTAATGTTGAGCATGTTCAGTTTGCCACTCTCTAATGCGATCGATGCGGTTTAGACAAATATCACGTTCACGCTTGAGTATCACTGCGTACTGTGCTACATCTCCATAAGTACGACCATTAAAGTTTGTCTTATCTAGATAGCTAATTAATACCGCAGGGATTTGAGGTTGAACAGTCGTTACCGGCTTACTTGCGCAAGAACTCAATAATATTACGAGGAGCAGCACTGTTATACGCATCACTGGCTTTGTCATCTGCTGATATGTTTTTGATAACATCATCTGATTTGCTCCTTACCTCTGATTCTTGCTTACTTAATTCGAGTGTCAGCTTTTGATTATTGACCGCCTCTGCGTGTAATCGGATAATCGTTGCACTTTGTGTCGCTATTGTGTCAGACTGTTTAGCAATTTCGTTTTTTAAATCTTTTATCAGTTGATATTGATACACGACACTAACAAGTAACAATGTCATAATCGCTATCACATATAGCCATTTATTTGTTGTAAACATATATCACCTATCAGGATATGATTTACGGCTTAGTTGGAAATGTGGACCGTCGTAAAAAGTACGCCAATCTCCACCCCACTCAACCTCAATATGCAAACGTTTACCGATTGCTTTCACCAATTCCGCCAGCGCTTTAAATTTTGCCTTGTTATTCCAATCGATCACCGTTTTACCGTTCTCGACTGTAACCGGTGCCAAATCAACGGCGTGGCCAGTTAAATGACGACTATTCATCGTCTTACTTGCACCGCTTTTCACCAACGCGGCTTGTCGTGCTTTACTGCGCTTACCTTCCACCACCATAAAATCAAACGTTGATTCCGCAATAGCAGTCCGCACCACCTTAACCAAATCAGGATGCACACCAACCAAACGCATTTCACTGGTAGTAGAAAATTTAAATCTGCTCATCTTTATTCACTCGCTTTTTAATTGCTTGCATCAAATACTCACGGATTTTCTCTGCACCAATAAAACCAAACATTCCCCCGACAAAAGAGGCTAAACTCTCCGGAAAACCAAAATGATCAAGCAATGACATACAAGACAACGTCAATGCACCACAAATCGCACCATCCAACATCCGCTGCCGATAACTGGTCTTTTGCCGTAAAAATGCCGCGCGTAACAACGACATAAAAAAAGCCATCACAAATCCTGTGATGGCATTGTAATTTTGCTGAATGTACGCCCAAATAATGAGCCACACATTCGGATCTTTTTCAGGCATTTTCATTCCCCAGCCTCCTTTTGAGGCAATAAAAAACCCCGACCGTTTCCGATCAGGGCTGACAAAAACATTTTAACTTACGACTTTTTTAAAAACAAAAAAGCCCGACATTTCTATCGAGCTTTATTTAAGATGTAAAAATCTCACCATAATTTATTTTATACAACTTTTGTCTAGACAAATCAACAGTTTTTTTAAACTATTGCATAATTAAATGGTTCTATATGATTTACTCTTTTTTGTTTTAACTCCCATAAATCATAATCGGTTTGTAATGCAAGCCATAATCTAGCTGTACTAATGCCTGCCTCCTCGAGTGCAATAGCTAAATTCGCTGTCATTGCAGTTTTACCATGTAAAACTCTAGAAAGTGTTTCTCTTGAAAATCCAAGATGAGTAGCAAGGTCATTAATTTTTATGTTATTTGGCTCAATAAACCCATCTAATAAGACTTCACCTGGATGTGCTGGTTTACGCATAATTATTCACCTCACTAATGATAATCTTCATAATTTAAAATATACGCATCACCATTAATAAATTCAAAAGTAATGCGATAATTGCCTGATACTGTCATTGAATATATTCCTTTTCTATCCCCTTTTAATTCGTGGCATTGATAAAACTGAATGAAATCATCAACAATAACAGAACGATCTATAAGAGATAAAATACCATTAATTTTACGTATATGATCTGCTCGCAATCCTTTAGTTATTCCCTTTTCAAAGAATTGCTTCAATCCTTTATGCTTAAAACTCTTAATCATATTTTACCTCTTCATATTGTGATATAATCATATCACAATAAAAGAAAAAAAGCAATCACGCAAGAAAGATACACTCATCTTTTGTAAGCATTAATTTTAATGACGTTTCCGCTATTTTCATCTGATTAAAATATTGTGCTTTGCTTATATTAAATAACTCTAATATCCCGTATCTCACAGGAACACGATCGCTGTCATATTCCGTATAAAGCGGCAAACGATAAGCATAAGTCGCCATAAATAACTCATACAAATCCGGCGTAACCTTACGCATCACTAAAAGGCACTCCTCAATTTTTAACGCCAAATCCTCACTAATCGGCAACACTCTTCGCCCACTCTCATCAGGCGGAAGCGGAATACTAATGGATAAACTAGGGTATTCAGTACCCAAACGAGGCATTGCCCAATACCCCCACTGAATAAACACTCTACGGATATTATTAAAAACCAATTCCATTTCTAACCTCGCTTTCTTTGAATTAACCTAGTTTTCTTATTAAAGATTCTTTTAATGCGTCTTAAATCATCATTACTGTAGTGTCTTTCTCGATTGTCTGCTTCTATTTCCTCTACTTTCTTAATACCCAATCGTTCAATCAGTCCAACACGATATTCGTGATAATTACCGCCTAAATGGCGGTTACAGCGCTTGCACTGCCCGTGAATATTTAACGTATAAAATCGCAAGTGCGGAGCAGCACCACGACTGCGATAATGTCCAGCGTCAAATCCACCACCGAGCTTTTCACTGATTAATGGCGTTCCGCACGAAATACATTCTTTATTTTCATCACGAACACGAATATATCTATTAACTGCTTCTTGAACTTCTTTAATTAATTGCCCTTTAGTTTTATTTTCCTCTTTTAATGCAGATAATCGCTTTTTACTTTCTGCCCTTGCTTGTTTATCTAGTTTTTCACGTTTCTTGCGTGATTGCTCTGCCGACCATTTCACCGCACATTCCACGCTACACACCTGCTGCGTAGCCTTCTGTTTGATATAAGGTTGTTTGCAGATTTTGCACTTTCCACTTAACCTTTTTTGCATTACTATCTAAAACCTCTTGATTTGTGTGTATGCTTGTGTATAATCAATCTCGATTAAGACGACAAGGAGGAAGCATGCACTCACGCGACTTAATCAAGGAACTTAAAAATGCAGGTTGCACGTTTGTTCGGAACGGTAAAGGCGATCACCAAATTTGGCAGTCGCCAATTACAGGGAAAACATTTCCCGTACCGCACCCCAAGCAACACGTTCCAATCGGCACATTAAGATCCATCAAAAAATCGGCAGGGCTTTTATAGCTCTGCCGAGCTAACCCACAAGGAGCAACTATGTTATTTACTATCGGCATTGAAACCCCTGATAACGAAAATGAAGCTTACGGCATTGCCGTGCCAGTATTATTTACAGATAAATACGCTTGCATTAGTGCAGCAGATACCCTTGAAGAAATTCCCGTTCAAGCAACGGACGCCATTCATTCCATCTTAGAAATGATGTTTGAAGACGGCACCAACATCAGCGAGCTTCAAGATAAAGGCTATAAGTATTACAAAACCTTAGAAGACTTTAACTACTGCGATACTTGGCTACTACTTGATGTGGATATTTCCGCTTATCAAGGCAAACGCCATCGTATTAATATCAGCTTGCCCGAATATCTCATCAAACGTATTGATAGCCGCGTAGCAAGCAACCCAATTTATAAAGATCGTAGCCATTTTTTAGCCATTGCTTCACAAAAAGAGCTACGAGAATAATCCCCTTACGCTTGACATTCTCCTCGGTCAAGCGTAGGATTTATTTAAAAGGTGCTTCAAAACGCCTTTTAAAATATCTACAACCGTTATTCACTGCGTTAACGTGATTTTTTTGTATCTGAAATTTGGTGTTTCTCCTTTTTCTTAGCCAAATTCAATACAAACAATAAAACTCAATCTATGGATAGGGTGGTGAGGAAATAACCAATACCCACGCCGTCGTTGTAGCGGTTTTGAACACCCTATCCGCCCATTCTCTTCAAAAGGAATTACAACAATGAAAAACTTAACCATTCTTAACACTCAAATCCGCACTTTAGATAACCTCTATTCCCTAAACGATCTACATATTGCTAGCGGTGGCGCTAATAAACATAGACCAAGTCTTTTTGTTCGCCTAGATACAACTCAAGATCTCATTAATGAACTTCAAAAAGATTTTCAAAGCACAGATCTGATCTTTAAAACAACTGGCGGTCGTGGAATGCGTGGCACTTGGGTTTGCTTCGAAATTGTTATTGCCTATGCTGCGTGGATTAGTGCAGAATTTCATCTCAAAGTAATCCGTGCTTTTATGGCTCTCAACGGCATTGGCACACACCCCCAACAACTCGCTTTGCCTGAGCCTGAAAAAACATTCTCAACTGAACTCTCTGAGTATGAGCTACAAACCCTTGTCTGGTTATGGATTGCCGTGTCTGAACAACAACAACTCATCGAACACCTTAACCCCGCCTTGCAACAACTCGGCTCCTCACTTGCGCCTACAGCACACTCACTTGTGGCGGAATTTCGTCATATCGTGGCAGACGCCAACCAGCTCTTAAACAAACTCACTCAAGAAATCGCCTTTGAGCCACACAAAGATAACAACTGGACTCGCAGCCTACCAAGGCTAAGACAATTTGCGGATAAACAAAAACGACCACAACTCCGCAACAATTTTTAACCCTAATCCAACCGCACTTCGGTGCGGTTTTTAATAGCCGTAAAACCCTTGCTTGTTGCTAAATCTCACGCCTTGCTCCGCTGCCCAAGCTTCAACATAATCAATTAGACTCGCTAACCGCTTCACGCCCATTTGTGACGTGCTTTCGCGTAAATTAATCACCTCTCCCTCCAGCCCGATTGCCATTTCTGCTTGCCCACCCGTTGCGATTTTGTGAGCGGACACCATAATCATTTTCCACGTTTCAATGTCACGTTTTTTCCCCTGAAACTTGCATTGTTTCGCAATATCGCCAAGCATTGCGTGAAATTTTGCATTCTGTGCTAACGTGCGTGTTAAGGGCTTTATTTCCACCACCACAGGGTTTTTATCATCCAAGGCAAGGGAATGTATTACCCCAATCGCATTTTGCTGTATGCGTGCGTTACGCAAGAAAAAGCGTTGTTTAGCTTCCATACCCACCACACATCTTCACAAAATCCAAATTTGCCTGTCTTATCACAAAATCCTGCATTGTCGGGTCAAACACGGCAATCATTGAGCCTTTGTTATTCCCCTTCACTTCTTCGCCAGTCAACGGATGAAGAAAACTAATGCGCCCACCGACAATATCAATCACCTCAGTCGCGTTCTGCTGAATCACCTGATACCACTTTGTTGATTTATCCGCCGGCAATAACATCACGACTAAAAAGCCCCATTTTTTAAGCTCTGCCGCACGTTTCACAAACGGCAGCGGGTTGCTATAAGGCGGATTAACAAAAATCGTAAAATTGGAAAATTCTAATTCCGCTATTAAATCTAACGGATCGAACGTTAAAAAATCCTCCACAATGCCATCTTTGCCGATATAGTGATAACTCAAGTTGTTTTCTTCGGTCGCACAGCCGTCAATATCAAACTTAAAACGGCTATTTAGCCAATTAAACACGTATTTCGGCGTTCTGTAACAGTCTTTATCAAATTCCATCATTTCTCCTAAAACTTCAATTCCGGACGGTTAAAAAAACGTGCTACCGCTTGCGGATTGTGAGGTTTAAACGTGGTTTCTTTAGCGATAGTTCTTACTGGCTCAGGCAATTTCACACCGCTTTTTAAACGATTTGCCATTTCTTCCAAGGCTTTTTTAATCGCCTTATCCTCTTGCATCTCGGTGTACGCTTTTTGCTGTGCGTCATTGGCAATTTTGGTAATCAACCAATATTCAGCGGTTGATATAAACTCAAAATTTTCAATGTTGTAAAAACCGCCAAATGCACGGAATTTATTTAAGCGGTGCTTTAATTCCGCTTCATCAGGCAAACCTAATTCAGCGTAATTTTCAGCCTTGCACCAAGCAATAAATTGCCCAACGCTAGGAAAGAATGGGTTACTCTCTCGTTCCGCTTGTGCAATACCTCGCTTGAATTGAGCGGCGGTGGTAATACCGTTATTCACCAACGCTTCAAGCCAAAGTCGTTTTGCTTCCTGATAGCCCTCTTCGCCATCAAATGCCGCTTGCCACGCTGGGAATACCGCTTTTAATCGCACAAATAAGCGATCGACAAATTTAGCAACGTGCGGAGGGATTTCTTGCTTGCCTGCCGGTGCTTGATAGGCTGGTTCACTGCCAACCAACGCTGCTAATTCTGTATTTGCAAAATTCCGCATCATCAATACCCCCTAATCTCAATCGTTTTGCCACGCCACCAGCTATCGTCATTGTCATCAAATTTTGATTTTTTAGGCTGGTTTTGTGGCGTTTCTTGCCAATCCCAACCGGCTTTAAAGCCACGCCAGCCACGCTCAATCATAATTTCCGCCACCTCCGCAAGCGGTAAACCAGCTAAATCGGCTTGTTTTTGTAGGCGCTCCAGTGCAGTTTTTGTAATCGGTGCTTTTTTCGCTTTGCGATGCGTAATAAAATCTTCAGCAAGCTGTTCCGTGATACCAAACTGTGCCAAAAGCGTGAGCGCAGTCGATTTTTTTTGCATAGTTTTTTTATGGTTAATTGACTGGTTAATAGAGTGACTGGTTCTGGGTGAAATATTTTCACTAGGGGTGGGTGAAATATTTTCACTAGGGTGGTGCAAATTATTCACTCCCCCTAGTGAAGAATTTTCACTACTTGATGCAGTATTTTCACCACCTTGCTCAAGACGTAAAATATATAAATTTGATGTGTTTCCCTCTTTCGTTTTGCGCTCTTTTTTCTCAACCCAGCCCATCTCAATCAACGCATCAATGTGTGAGATCGCACTGCGACGAGAGATTTCACATTGATCGGCAATATGTTGATAAGACGGAAAACAAACGCCATCATCGCTAGCGTTGTCCGCTAACTTAAGCAATACCAGTTTACGTGTCGCATTTCCCACCTTACATTGCATTGCTTTCACCATTAATAACATACTCATATCATCAACTCCGTTGCATATTGTTCAGCAATAAAACGCATACCCTCAGCGGTAACTCGAGTTTGCGTATAGTTATGTCCGTGTTCAGCCGTTCCCGTTTTCACCGTAAACAACGGCTTCGCTTTCTCACTGGCAAACGGCAACAACTTGCCTGATTGACGAAACAACAACCGATCTTCGATCAAACGTTCGATCATCGCTTTCTCCGGCATCTTTAAAATTTTCGCGGTTTCACGCAGCGATTTACTGGTGCCAACGTCAACATAATGATCAACAAATGCGGCTTTCGGCGCTTGTAACGCAATTAACTGTTCTTGCTGCTCGATCTTCTCTGCTTGTTCAGCGGCTAGACGTAGGGCTTGAGATAATGTTTGAGGAATTGAAAAAGCGTTGTTTGCTTGTTGTGCTTCTAATTCTTGCCAACGATCAACCAAGCGCGCAGTAAATTCAGGGCAAAGTTGGGCGACAACGACATAAGTATCTCGCTTAATAAGTTGATACTCTAAAACGGTTTGTCCTAAATGATTTTTAACTTCCACCAATGGTGTAAGTTGAATTAATCCCTTGTCCTGTAAGCGTTCAACGGTTCTTTTTACCGAATCGTGCCTCGCCTCAACCAATTCCGCAATTTCACGACTACCCATCGTAATGCTTGCTTTTTTCGTATTTATTGGTAATAATTCATTCATATACATTTCCTTTATAACTAGCCACCGTTGCCGCGGTGGTTTTTTATTACTCCATCTCATCAATCGCTTTTTTAGCTAAAGTGATTAATGCTTTTCTTTCTTCATCATCGCTATGCTTTTCTCTGACGACTAAACCTAGTTCATCTAAAAAAGCACAAAACTTATCGAGATGATCGGCTTTGAAGCGACAAAGTGTGCTTGGATCCACCCCAATACTTTCTGCGATTTCTTTATCTGTTCTCTCAACAGATTTTCTTCTGATTAAATCCGCAATTCTCATTGCAGATTTGCTTAATTCATTGCGTGCCATTGCGGTTACCTTTGGGTAGATTAAAGTTATGAAAAATTAGCAGGATTGCTAAACTGTTTAATATCGTCTGCGGTAACCGCATAATTAGACGCTTTAGCAAGACGTTCCGCGTAGTCGGTTTCACCAGTGTATTCAGTTCTCGGTAAACTGTTTGCTGCACGCCATTTATAAACAGCACGAACTGATACACCACAAATTTCAGAAACTTTACTAGCACCCAAGGTATCAATAAGACTCTTTAAATTTTTCATATTTCATCCTTTATTTGTACATAAAGTACATATTAAGTCATAACTGAAAGTACTTCAATATTTATTTATAATTGAACCAATCGTTCAATAAGGGTAAAAAATGATCTCTGAAGAAAAAATTAGACAAGGTTTTGCAGAACGCTTAACTATCGCCTGTAAATTGAAAGGGCTTCCCGACAAGGGGAAAGGCAAAATGTTAGCCGACTACCTTCATTTAACACCAAAGGCAGTCAGCAAATGGTTTAATGCTGAAACAATGCCATCTCCAGCAAATATCTATGCAATTGCTAAGTTTTTAGATGTATCAAAAGAATGGCTAACATATGGTGATAAAAATGCTTCGTTGGAAACAATTAAACCACAAAGAGCTTATCCATTATTAAGTTCAATACAAGCAGGATTATGGAAAGGAATCAATACATTAGATAACGAGCAAGGCTATGAAATGATACCAAGTACTATTCTAGCCTCTGAAGATTCTTTCTATTTACGAATTGAAGGAAAATCAATGTTGCCTCGTTTTAATGAAGGTGATTTAGTATTAATTGATCCAACGCTTTGCCCATCTCCAGGCGACTTTGTCGCAGCAGTAAATCATGATAATGAGGCTACATTTAAACAATATAAAGAGTTGGGAGAGTTAGATGAATATGGCAGACCTCATTTTGAATTAGTCCCGCTAAATCCAATGTTCCCAAGATTAAACTCTCAATCACACCAAATTAGAATTATTGGTGTAGCTGTACAAAGAATTGAAACACTATAGAATCTGAAGTTCAGAAGCTGAATTTTATTGGGTAGGTTGAGCATTGGAGTTGTTTATAGGTAAGCGTTGTGAGGAGTAATTAAATCCCTCTACAAAAGAGTAACGTTTCAACAAGGAAATAATATGAGTACTAGCAAGAATCCAGAAAACCATTTAGAATTATCTAGCATAAGAGATATATTTGTATTAGATGAAGAGCAACAAGATATTTTTATTGATACTCCCATTGAAATAGTGGATATGATTCATTTTAAATCAGGCACCGTACAAGCATCGTATATTGCATTGGCAAAGGATGGTGGCGAATATGTACTTAAAGGGAGTAATGATGGTAATGATAGCGATATACAACAAATTGAAGAACAAGTACAACGCAAAATACTCAAAGAAATGTCACCAGTTTCAGAATTGTTCTGCTATAAAATCGCATCACTATGTGGTCTTCCTACACCACAATATAGAATTTTAATAGATAGCGAAAATAATTTATATTTTGGATCCAATATTGATCAGGGACATTCCAGTAAAAATGAAGTAGAGTTAAAGAAAATATTTTTTACACCAACTGGTATAACTAACTTATTTTTTTCTCAATTATGGACAATTTATGCATTTGACTGTTTTTTCTTTAACATTGACAGACATTTAGGTAATTATCTTATTTTAAAAAGCAATAATTTTAATTATACCCAATTAAAGCCTTTTGATTTCGGGTTCTCAAGTTTCTCGTTTGTAGGTTATCCTTACGATGGTCCCTATATATCCTCTACAAATTGTAACACAAAACGAATTATGAAAATAGTTGATGAGCAACTCATCAAAAATAGTAGTGAATATAGAAATAATCGTCATAGTTATATCGAAGTAGCTAAAAATCAATTAGATAAATTACTTAATATTAGTTCAAATAAAATTAAAGAAATTATGTATTCTATTCCTAGTCAGTGGATGAAACAAGATGAAAAAGATAAATTTATTACTTGGTGGAATAGTGAAGAAAAACTCAAGCGCATCAATAACATTAAGGTAATGGAGTTAGTATGATAAAGTATCATTATAGTTTAATTAGGCTAACTGCTGATAAAGTAAGGAATGAAACTATTAATGTAGGTATTGCAATATTCAAGGATAACTATGTAGATGTTCATATGTTACAAGATCGGCAAAAGCTGAGAGTAATAACAAATGAATTGCAACTTGAAGATCTTAAGGCGTTTGCGTTTAATCTAAGCGAAGTCTCATTAAATATAAAAAGAGATGATTTACAATTTCTTTTTTCTAACACCGCAATGCATCTAGATGGGAATGGCTATTTTCAAATAGAAACAGAAGAGCAATATAAATATAAAGTTGCTGATATGCTTACTCGTTTTGTTGAGCCACCACTACAAATAAGAAACTCTAAACCGAGAAACTCGAGAATTATTACTCAAGTTAAAAACTTATTTAGCCAATATGATAATTTAATTAGTGATGATGTAGCAGATATTTCAAATCATAAGCTCATTTTAAATTATCCAATAGAAGATGCAAAAGGTCTAAGAGCTGATATGTTATTAAAAAATAGTATTTATCACCTTACTGAAACGATAGAATTTAGTACTGACAATATCAAAAAAAATTTAGAACGTTCCGCGTTAAAAGCATTAACAATTTCTGAGGCAAAAAATAGCTTTGAAAGTCTGCATTCTTTTTTGGTGTATTCGCTCTCAGCAGAAGAAGAAAGAAAGAATAGGCAACAACTTAATCTTCTGTCAAGTTATGCCAATGAACTTATTAATCTAAAAGATGATTATGCTACAAGTCGATATATTTCTCATATATTACAAGCAGCAGGAGCATCATCATTATAATTTTACCGCCACATACCGTGGCGGTTTTCTTTTATCTAATCTTGCTTATTTCATACCAAAACTTTCTTAATCCAAAAATTATCAATAATTTCAAAATAATAGATAAATCTATACTTCTTGCTTAATCATTATTCTTCCGTACTTAACCATTTTAGTGAAAACATCAACCGTTCATTTCTACCGCTCAACAATATTAATTTGCTTAAAAATCAATCAATCAAACACTTTCCCCAAATTTTTGTTTTTTTAAAAATCAATCATTTATGAACTTTTAATTCATTTTTTATAATTTTATGTACTTTTAACTCTTTACTTTAATGAACTTAAGGTACATAATAAACCCATCAAAACGAGATGCAGTAAAAAATCTCAATGCTCTTTAAAAAATTGGCGTGGCAATGGCGGTAAGTGATGACCTGATTTAAGGTCAGTAACCCCCGAGCAGAAAACTGTGTCTATTGGCTCTAAGAGAGGTGAGCCTAGAATCAAGGGCAGCACTGCTTACTAGCTTGAGTGGAAAACCACGACTAGAAATAGTTGCTACAACGGTTGGGGAAACAGGCGAACAAGCCCACGAACCGTTTATTTAATGCCTACTTAACTATTTTTAATAGTGATTTGAGTGTGTGTAATTTAGGCAGTTAAGTAGGCATTAAGGTATTCATTTTCGAAAGTGAATACCACGAAAATTTTAGCTAGGCACGTAAAGGGATTTTTTAGCGGAAACGCTTGCCCTGTGTGCTTTGAAAGTCGGTATAGGGACTGAATTGTAGCCGTATCTGAACAATGGCTATTAGCACAAAGAAGCCTGATTACAGGTGAGCGGTCTATACACGGTAAGCAAGTAACCCGCAAGCGGCAATGCTTGCTAAGACGGCTTAAACGGTATGCAGTTTAAGCGTGGAAGGAAGACGAAACGATAGCATACTATCGGGTCAGATACGCCAATGATGATGACGGAATCATTTAAGTATCGTTCAGTCTAGTAGGTTGAACCGTCCTAAAGGTGCTGTTTCAGGCAACAGTGTAGCAAAAGCCTGATTAATCTTAATTTAGTCAGATTAAGAGGATTTTTAGGTAGAGAGGGTAGCTTGCTACAAAGTCCTTTCGTGAATTAGTGTTTGAATGAGGCGAATGACAAGCCGCCTATGCTTGTAGCCGTTGCAAGTTTAAATAAAAACGGCAATCTAATGCCTACTTAACCATATTGATATTGTTTGTAATGCAATATGAAGTATTTTAAAAAAATTTTTCTCCTAGCGGTTAAGTAGGCATTAGGAAACGCATTAATTAAGAGATCCGCTAAAGGTCTGGGTAATCGTACAATTACCAATTTAAGGATAGCTAAGCCAGAACTTAATTTAGTGCGTTTCTACCATATCTAACAACAGGTTACTTCCTTAATAAGTTTTGCCCTCCACCCACGAGGGCTTTTTTTAAAGCCAATTTAACGAGTTGATTTTAAAAAGAAAAGAGAAAAGGAGAAACTTAATGAAAAAATATGAATTAACCGATGAATATATCGAGATCGGACTTGTAACTAAAATTAAACTCTATCGCATAAAAGCTCTAGTTACAAGCGCATCAATCGGTGTTAATGCCGGTGATTTAGGTGGCTATGTTGAGAAGGAGTCAAACTTAGATCAGAGCGGTAATGCCAAGGTGTTCGATGATGCCGAGGTGTACGGTAATGCCAAGGTGTACGGTAATGCCAAGGTGTGCGGTAATGCCGAGGTGTGCGAGAGATCTGATATTGTATGGTTTTCGAATGTTGGTACGGAGTACGGCACATTAACCGTATTTAAAACTAAGCAAGGAGTATTGTGGGTCACTAGAGGCTGTTTTAGTGGTTCTGTTGAAGAGTTTTTGAAAAAATCCGCAGAAGTACACGATGAAAAAACCAAAAGAGAATATCAGCTTTTGATCGAAGTGGCTAAATCCAGATTGGAGGAAACACAATGAACGCTTGGAAATACGACAGTGATGAAGATTACTACGAATCACTCGCTATTAATCACGCCGATCAAGAATATGACGGTGATGATGACGACTTCGATCCGAAAGATTGCGATCAAGCGGTAGAAATCTGGGAAAGACAGTTTTTAGATAATTTTTATTACAAAGCCTAGATTGTTCTAGGCTTTTATTTTAGGAGTGAAAAGATGAATACTATTCTAATATCAGCTTTAACCGCTTTAATCGTTTCATTACTTGTGCATTGGTTTACCGTTACACAAGTAACGAAATGGTTTGATAAGTTCTTTGAAGAAGAATCTAAAACTTTAGAAAAATATGCAAAAGATATTGAGAAAATAGTCAAAGAAAGACTAGAAAGAAAGAGTTAATAAAAAACCGTAGCAACTGAGGTAATTAGTTCAATGCTTCGATAAATAATTATACCGTCCAAAAGGACGGTAAAGCTTACGAATTATGCTGTTTCAATATCAAAATTGGTTGCTTCATTTAACTTAGGATGAATGATATCTAAATTTTGATAAAAAGTTTCTTTATCTTTTGATAATTTCAATATAGTAATAACTGATGATAAATGTTCTCTCAATTTAGGATGCCCAATATCCTCTGTTAAAAATTGATGTAATTTCGCTTTTCTAGCTTGTTTATTTGCCATTTTTTTTAACTCAGGTAACAATTCTGGGGCTAATCTCTCATAAATAGCATTATTCGTTATATGCCCAAAAAACTGTGGAAATTGATTACCTGTTTTAGGTGGAAATTGGATACCATATAAACGACATAACTCTTTATAATAATCAAGCGGAAATGTCTTTACCCAAGGCTGTAATTCTTTTGCGACAAATGCTTCAAAAATTTTTGCTAGTGCGTCTTTAGCTCTAGCATCTTGATAGCCAGTTGCTTCATCAACTAAAGCTGTAATTCCAACTTTAGCTAAAGATCTAACTAAAATTTCTGCTTTTTGTGCAGTATCAAATTGAACTTTAGTGAGGACTTTTTCCTCCCTAGCTTTTAAGTAAACATCACAAACTATAGGAAGGATTGTTGCATCATACCCTTCTTTCACCTGACCATCTTTAGTTTTAAATTTGATGCGTTTGATCACGTCAATAACATCTTGATTTATAAATGGTTTTAGGTTTTTTGCATCCATAAAAGCAGGTAAGTTGATCACCTCTTCATTTTCAACGATTGAAGCTCCTCTGGTACCACGAGTAGGACGATTTAACGCCTGAAAAACTGACGCAGTAGAAATAATACGAACATCATTTTCAAGTACCGCAACATCAAGTGATGTTTCACCTATTTTTAAAATGCCTTCGTGGATAGCTAAAGGCATTTGATCTAACTGCTTCTTTTTATCCCAACGGGATTTAGCTGCTCTTTCAGCACGAATTTTACGTTGTTTAGGGGTTAATGTTTGAGTTGTCATATTTATTTCACCTTTTTGCTAACTTATTAGTTAAAATAAGCATAATGCTAAATTTAATAAAAATCAAGCATAAAACACTATTGACACCCACCGCTCTATCGTATTAAGATTTTTTTATCGGGGAAAGATAGGTGTAATACAATACTCGAAAGAGAAATAAGCCCATACTGTAAACAGTAAATAGAAAGAGCTAACCGCGACTTTCATCGGGACTGTTGAATGGTAAGTTGATCCCCGATATTGACAACCCCAAAACTTTATTTTATTATCCGCTCTGCAAGTAGCCGAAACATCGGCGAAAGTCGGGATCGCAGTCCTGAATATACGAGGTGGTGAGTAATGGCTACCTAAATGGTGGCTTTTTTTATAGCCGAAAATCAGCAAATCTACCTTTTTCACAAATTTGTGAAAAAGTCGTCAATGGTGAGCTGAATGAGGAGACCGAAAGGTCTGCCGTTTTCTCGTATAGCGGTACTGCGAACCTTGTTCAGTTCACCACCAGTTATTCGCAGTAGCTCGTGGTGAGTTCTAAAAACTTAATACGAGAAACTAAAAATGACAAATTCAAATTTAATTCCAGTCTTCAACGGTTTAATTGCAAATCAACCTGTACAACTCTGTAATGCTCGTGAACTACACGCATTTGTAGAAAGTAAACGTCAATATGGCGATTGGATAAAAGATCGCATAACCGACTACGGTTTCGTTCAAGATGAAGACTACATCATCGTAACCCAACGTACCAACGGCAGACCACGCAAGGAATATCATATCACCCTTGATATGGGCAAAGAACTCGCAATGGTCGAACGCAACGAAAAAGGGCGACAAGTTCGCAAATATTTCATCGAGTGCGAACGCAGGGCTTTAGAGCAATCAAAACAACTCGCACTACCTGAACCACAAAAACCTAAAACGATCGAAATTGATACAGATGTTTTAGACGCACTTATAAAATACTGCAAGTTAGCTAAACGACATGGTGAGCAACTAGAGCCAGCTATGCGAACAATCTATACATCACTTGGCTTAGATCGATATATCAAAAATAACTTTGCGGCTCAAGCTTACGACTTAGCACACGAGTTCAATTATTGGATTGACGAAGCCGAAAGAACCTATCTTTCTCAAACCACACCAAGATTGAGATAAACCAAATATTCACCGCCTTACCTTACTTTTTAGTGAGGCGGTTTATTGCACCCTAAATTCAGCAAATTGTTCAAATAAGGAGCAAAAAATGAAATTCACACTAGAGCCGATTTACCTTATTACCGCATTAATCATCGCCGTTGTCTTAGGCATTAGTTGCCAACCGCAACCCGTCAAAGCGCTGGAAAAAGACACGGATTATTACGACCACACGCTCAACCTTGAAACTACCTTAAGCGAGGAACAGCAACAATGGCAACAATGGGCAAAAGAAGAATGGAAAAAGGAACACGGCAATTTACAAACGCCTCTAACAGCAGAACACGAAGCGGAAATTAGAAGAGGCTTAGGGGGTAAGTGATGAAAGATGTATTTGATGAGTTATTGCAAAAAACGCAACAACTGAGAAATGAAGCTAATAAATTAATACAAGAGAGGCTCTTAAATAGCTTGTTAGAACCGCTAGATATAGAGCGTTATAAAAACTTATTTTATAGCTTGCTTGCTTATTACGATTATAGCCGCATTGAAGCGGCTATAAATTTATTAAGCGTAGATGACGGCGATAAAGCGATGTTACTAGATATGCTTGAGCGATTTGGATTTGAGTACATTCAAATGGAAGAGGCGGCAGATGCTAGAACGTTTAACAGATTTGATTTTTAGGAGTAAAAAATGAGCTTGTACGAAACATCAGAGAGATTAAAAAACCTCTTTGAATTAGTAAACAGTGATGAATTTAGCGATAACGAAGCCGTTATTGAAGCGTTTAACGGCGTTGAAATGGAATTTAACGAGAAAGTAGAAGAGGTCTATAAACATTACAAAGAGATTGATTTATTAGCTAAAAATGCGAAAGAGGAAAAACAACGCATTGAAGCTATTCAAAAAAACTATGAAAGCCGCAAACAGCGAATTAGAAATTTAATTTATGCGGCGATGGCAAACAGTGAGATTAAAAAGGTAGAAACGCCTATTTTAAAACTCACAATGACAAAACCTATTCCCTCATCATTAAAAATTGATGAAAAGGCAAAAATTCCGGATGAATTTTTTATTGCGCAAGAGCCTAAATTAGACTTAAGCGGATTAAAAGAAGCGGTTAAAAATGGCTTACAGATTGAGGGTGTTGAATTAATCAGTAAACCTCAATTAAGGGGATTATAATGAGTAGCGTTTATCAAAAGCTAGCGCAAGCGAGAGTAGAATTGCGTAAGAAAAACTTAAAGAAAAGTGGTAAAAATAAACATACCGGATTTGAGTATTTCGAATTAGGCGATTTTTTACCTGAAATAAATAATATTTTCAATGAGATAGGTTTATGTAGCGTGATTTCATTTACTAGCGAATTAGCTACATTGACTATTTACAACGTTGAGAATGATGAAAAAATTGTATTTACCTCGCCAATGGCTCCGGCTGAAGTGCGTGGATGCCAACCGATACAAAATTTAGGGGCAGTGCAAACCTATCAACGCCGTTATTTGTATTTATCTGCTTTGGAGATTGTTGAAAGCGATCAGTTAGATCCGGATGTAGGCAATCCTGAAAATCAAAAGCCAAAACAAGTAAATCAAGTGAATACTCCGGCTAAAAATGCAGTAAATCAGAATGTTAAGCCGAGTAAAGAGGAGGTTTGGCAAAAATTTTTAACTAAAACCAATTCTATAACTAGCATTGAAGAGCTTGATGAACACTGGAATAGTAGTGATGCGTTCTTAAGTAAGAACTATCCTGATTTAAGAGAGGCTGCTTATGCGGCTTACGTAAGTAAATATAGTGCTTTGGAAGCGATTAAAGGTGAATAAAAATGAGAAAAATTATTCAAATCAGATATTTGTGGCGTTTGTTGGCACATTTCCGCTTTATGTGATGACGGCACAATATGGGAAATTGATAATGCCGGCAATAAATGGGGAAAATTACCGGATATTCCGCAAGATGACGAACAGGGGAAGGGGCAGGATGAATCAGTATAAGTTAAGGTTATCATTTGATAACAAAATGGGGACTGAATAATGGCAGGTGTAAATAAAGTAATTATTGTGGGTCGCTTAGGGAATAATCCAGAAATGAGAAGTTTTCCTAACGGCGATCAAGTCGCCAATTTAAGTGTAGCAACAAGCGAAAAGTGGCAGGATAAGCAAAGCGGCGAATGGAAAGAGGTTACAGAATGGCACAGAATTGTGTTATTTAGCCGTTTGGCGGAAATTGCAGGGCAGTATCTCAAAAAAGGCTCGCAAGTTTACATTGAAGGAAAGCTAAAGACGAGAAAATGGCAAGACCAACAGGGGCAAGAACGCTATTTAACGGAAATACAAGGCTTGTCGTTGCAAATGCTAGATAGTAAGCAAGATACGCAGAACGCACCGCAAACGCCACCACCGCAAGCAACAACGGCTAATAACGCTTATGCTAAGGCAAAACAAAGCGGCATACCGAAAACCCCACCACCAGCGGATTTTGATGATGAGATGCCGTTTTAACTCGTCTAATTTAAACAAAGTTAAACAATATCTAGACAATTTTAAACGAATGATTTTATTTATCACTAATAAAATCAATGCGATAGCAATTGTCTAAGTTAAACAAATACCGTTTTAGTTAAACAATTTTAGACAAACGCCCTCAAATGAGGGCTTTTTTATTACCAAAAATAGGAGAAAACACTATGGCAAAAACTGATATTCACGAGTTCATTTCAGAACTTGATGCAGGAATTTTTGAAAACAAATTAGCAACTGCTCTTTCAGAAGTTGCAATGGGTGCAATTACACACGACAAGGCTGGAAAAGTCGTTGTTGAATTCGCTATCAAAAAAATGGATAGCGATCAACCAGCCGTGCAAATCCAACATAAATTAAGTTATGTCAAACCAACAAAACGAGGTAAATCATCAGAAGAAGACACCACCGCAACACCAATGTATGTCCACAAAGGCGGTGCAATTTGTGCAACGCCAGACAAAGAACAAATGCCAATGTTTAAAGACAGTGACGACCCGGCATTTGATAAAAAGTTAAAAGTAATGTAATCAAGGAGTAACTATGGAACAAACCAACTTAGAACAAATTAAAGATTTAGTGTTATCAATCGTGCATATCGGCAACAGTGATTACCCGATTGCTATTTTACCTAAAGATGTCAATATCGTATCACTTGAAAAACATAATCAATTCCGCAATCAGTTTCGTGCCAAATTCAGCACATTTAACTTTGATAGCTTAGTTGCATATGCAAAACAGCATAATCAAGATAGTGCTAAATGCTTTATTGATGAACAAAATCTTAGTGCAGAGATCATTTTTGATATTGGCACTCTAGAACAACCTCTTCACGCAACACACCGTGCATTGCTCAATATGCAGAAAACAGCTGCTTATAGTGCATTATTAGATTTTCAAGGCAGACGACACGACCAACGTGCATTCTCCGAATGGTTAGAAGATTGGGGTGATTTTATTACGCCATATACTGATGATGAGGAGAAAATGTCTTTAACCGCAGCTGTTCAATCCATCCGCAAAATTACTTTAGATTATGCGCGCAATGAAGAACACGAAGTGAGTGATTTCGCCGCTAAGAAATCAGCAATGGAAAGTGTTGAAGCTAAAAGCAAATTGCAAATGCCAAAATACTTTGTTTTTAATACCGAAACATACAAAGGATTAAGCTGCCAAGCATTTACGTTACGACTATCAATTTTAACTGGCGGAGATTCTCCGATTCTTGTTGCGCGATTAATCAAAATGGAACAGATACAAGAAGCCATTGCAAAAGAGTTTTCGGATAAGCTAACGAATGCACTTGATGGCACAGGCATTACTGTGAATATTGGTACAGTAGAAATTTAACAAAAAACAACCGCTCTTTATGGGCGGTTATATTTTTGGAAAAATAAAATGATGAAATTAAAAATATTTAAGCCACAAGAACCTGACTTAATTATGGGAGATGGTAAAAAATATATTATTTTAGAAAAATCACGCTCATTTGGTTGGGATATAGTCCGAGAAACAAGATATGGTTTGCCACTTGATGAAATAAAACAAGTATACGCATATCAAATTAAATATCGTGATATTAGCCCTAAAAATTTATTGATTGTGCCAGTGGAGGATTGATTATGGAAATTAAAGAAACCTTACACGTACAAGACTTTATTTATCACGGCTTACGATTTATTAAAAAAAAGATTGTCCCCTACTAAAAGAGCCGGGAGATACTAATTATGCACGTTGGGTTATGTTAATGCACGATGTTCCCGCCACCTTAAGTTTTGATATTGAAGAATATGTTAAACAATTCCCTTTGTATTGTATGTATGAGGGGATTAAACACAAGTTTATTAATGTTTCAAGATTAGGAGATGTATTTATTACTGATAATCTAGAAAGTACATCTTATAACAAACGAGTGTTAATTACCGATTTATATCAATTTTCAAAGGAGAAGTAATTATGTATTTAGACAGTTTTGGTACTGCAATAATGGCAGTATGTATTTTCATAGCAGTTATTGCTTTTGGTCTAGGTGTGTTAGTAGGTTGGTTATTTTTGTAAGGGAGTTAAAATGAGAAAAATCATTCAAATATGCGCTAATTCCAATAACGCAATGATTAACGGCGAATCACTATTCGCTTTATGTGATGACGGAAGTGTATGGGCGCTTACGGAATCATTAGATTGTGGTTGGGTACGATTCCCCGATGTTCCACAAGATGAACCAAAGCAGACAGAACAAAGTGTAGGAGATTAAAATGAAACAACAAGATAATTTAAATATTACCCCAATTTTAAATTGGTTTAAACAAGCTAAGCCAAAACCAACAATTGAAAATATTTCAACACAAATCGGCTGTCATTTTGAGGAGGTTGCTGAAATGGCAGCACAACTAAATGAACATTGCCTTTACGCAGAATTAGATGCCGCAGCCGATGATTACAAGAATTTTAATGCTGTTTTTGCAAGGTTAGAAAATTTAGACAAAACAGAATTATTAGATGCATTATGCGATCAAATAATAACAGCTATCGGAGTAGCTTATATGTTCAGAATGGATATTCAAGGGGCATTAAGTGAAGTTAATCGCTCTAACTGGTCTAAATTTGAAAATGGCAAGCCAATATTTGATGAGCAAGGAAAAATTATTAAAGGAAAAGATTATTTTAAACCTGAATTAAACCAATTTATCGGAGAATAAATAATGAAACCATTTGATTTAGAAAAAGCCTTAGCAGGTGAACCAGTTAAACTTAAAAACGGTTTAAAAGCCTATGTTATTAAAAAATTAGATAGCCCAGAGATAGGTATGCACGAATTAATTGGGTTTTATGAAACTGAACATAAAAGACAACGGTCTATTAGCTGGTTTTATGATGGAACTAGATGTGATGACTTTGCTATTACTGGTATGTGGGAAGAACCTAAGCGTTTCATTAACGGTATTGAAGTACCTAAGTCTTTAACAATGAAAACTTGCGCCAATGGAGAAAAATATTGGTTCGTTGATTTGCAAAGTTCTGAACTTGTAACTCAAAAAGCATACAGTGTTTTCAACACTGAGAGCCTTAACTTAGTAACTCGTGGACTAGTGTTTAGGAGGAAACAGGATGCAAAAGCAATGGCTAAAGCATTGCTAAATTATAAAGTGGAGGTGAAAAATGAGTGAGTGGATTAGTGCGAATGAAAAACAGCCCGATATTGGTTCGGAAGTTTTATATTATTCAATGGAGAATGGAGTGGGATTGGGTTTAGTTAAAGCAATTGATTATGACTTTGTAGATGACAATGGCAAACCATACAAATTACTTCTCATCTATGATGTAAACGATGAGACAGAATTTATTACTTCCGCCGAATATTGGATACCAGTACCCCAGCCACCACAAGCCTAACCTAACCAGTTAGGCTTTTTTATTGGAGATACAATATGGCAGATCTTATTTTTGGTACATTCATACTTACAATGTTAATAGCGGTATCCTTTCCGTTTCAGCTATCGTTTAATACACAATTATCCGAAGACCGATTTTTAACAGCATTATTTTGGCTGGTTTTTATACCGCCTTATCTATTATGGTGCTTTTTACTAACCAAAATAGCTTTAGCTGCTTGGTCTATTTAGTACATACTAATGCCCAGCTAGTCGGGGCTTTTTTTATTTGGAAAAAACTATGGACAGAATATTAAGACTAAAAGAAGTTAGCCAAAAAACAGGCTTACCAAGATCAACCATCTATGCAAAAATAAAACAAGGAACTTTCCCCCCACAATTAAAATTAGGTCCTAGAGCTTCAGGATGGCGGGAAAGCGAATTAGATTTATGGATTGAACAACGGCAATCAAATTTCACTTGCACCTAATAAACACGGTCTCACGGAAGCCTTTTCTACAAAATCCCCCCACCACTCAATATATTGACGCTTTTGCTTTTCGTACGTACTGCGGTCGTAAGCCGTACGGACTTTATCGCCTTTAACGTGCGAGAGCAAAGCCTCAATAATCTCTACATTAAATTCATTTTCATTTAATGCCGTGCTAGCTATCGATCTAAATCCGTGAGCACATAAAATCCCTTGATAACCCATTTTCCGCAACGCTTTATTAATGGTTTCACTACTCATATTTGTTGTTAAATCCCCGTTTTTAGGGAATACAAAATCACAATGCCCCGTAAGTGGGCGCATTATGTTCAGAACATTTATTGCTTGTTTCGACAATGGAACAAGATGAGGGCGCTTCTTACCTTTCATCCTTTCTTTTGGAATAGCCCAAACTGCATTATCAAAATCAATTTCTTTCCACATTGTGCCTGCCGCCTCACTTGGTCTTACCATTGTGAGCAATTGCCATTCTAATAAACAGCGTGTTTGTAACTGGATATTGGCTTTATTTACCGCCTCTAGGAATTGAGGCAATTTATCAGGGTGAATAGAGGGTCGATGCTGTACCTCCCCACTAGGGAACAACTCTTGAATATTCGCTGTTGGATTAAACTGAATTAAGCCACCATTTACCGCAAAACGCATAATTTCATTCAGACCTCTAATGACCTTTTTTAACATCTCAAATTTCTTCTCATCAGCTAATTTTTGCAATTTCATTCTTGTAAAAGGTGCTGTGATTTCTGATATAGGCATATTCCCTAAGTGAGGAAATAAATGTAGCTCCAGCAATCGCCACTGATCTCTCATCGTGTCCGCTTCAACTTTAGACGATTTCATCTTTCGCCAATCCTGGGCCACACTGATTAACGTATTACTTTGATTAAAAACGGCTTGCTCTTTCTGCTTAAAAATATAATCCTGCGGATCTATACCTTTTGCTAGTAACGAGCGATATTCATCTCGCTTAGTACGAGCTTCTAACAATGATATTTCCGGATAACTTCCCAACGATATTAACTTACGCTTTTTAAGTAAATCGTAATAATTAAATCGCCATAGTTTAGAACCGTTAGTTTTAATCAACAAATACAGCCCCTGCCCATCTGATAGTGTATAATCCTTTTCTTTAGGTTTTGCCGTTGAAATTTTAGTATTATTTAACTGTATGATTTGTCTAGCCAT